CCCAGCAATGCTTGAGCTTGCGCTATGTCTTTTATCCCCAAAGAGGCTGCCACTGCGCGTTTTTCAAAACGTGATAAATCGGAAAACTGTCGACCAGATAATTTAAACCCTTCTTTTATCATCTGGATTCTTTCATCTTCTGTTGCGCTGAGTAACTTAACGGAGTTAAGGTAATCTCCTCCCAATATAGCATTAAATCTACCGGCTGCTTCTGCTGCTCCTTGAAAAGTATCAAACTTTCCAACAATTCCCATTAATTCATTAATTGCAATACCAGTTGCTTTTGATTGGCCAGCTAGATTTTTAAATACCTTGATTGCTTCTTGGTTTGTATATTGTGTTAGAGTTTTCATTGCTGGAAGAAACTCTTTCATTATTGTTCCGGCAGGCAATTGTAAAGCTTTTTCTGTTCCAACCAAATCCAGTTGAAGTTGGCCAGCGGCTTTTCCAGTCATGCCCATAGAAAAAACGACAAGATTGACATTCTCAGAGAAATTGGAAATATCCATGGCTTTAAAGCCACCAGCTAGCTTTGCTAAGTTCGCTCTAGTTTCCGAC